ATTGTTAATACACTTTGATTGTTTAGGCACTTTTACTCGCGATGATTATTTAAAAGGTACGTATATATATTCTTGGGACAAGCATCGGTGGGAAAAACTACGCCGTAATAAATGGATAGAAGTCTACGCTAAAAGAAACCATACTACTATAAAGTATAATGTATATAAGGTTTCAACAAAATGCAAATATCTTATTGCTAGGATATACAGAGTATTATTAGGTACAGAAGATTTACCATATTCAAGAAGAAGCGTATTTGAAAAAGGTAAAACATACACTGATAAAGTATATGCAACCGCAATAGATAAAATGAATAAAGACACACAAAGATAATGGGTTATAAAATGAAAAGTGATGTAATGTCGCTAATACACGAAAGCAAACCTTCATTGAAAGAAAACTTAGGTAAAGGTGTGCATGGTGTAACATTAGATGATGGTACTATCGTTATTAATAAAAATCTTTCCCCTGTACAACAGAAAGTAGCTGAATCACACGAACGTGTTCATAGAGAACAAATACTTCGTAAAGACTTAAGTTACGATGATGACTATGTATATTGGAAAGGCACAAAGTATCCTAGAAAAGGAATGAAAGAAGGTTTTCCTAAATTAGAATGGGAAGCTGAAGCATATAGAAGACAATCAAAAAAATAAACACAATGGATTTACCTATTACAAAAAGAGTACACGCACAAAAGAAAGCACCAACCCCTGTTTGTCCAACTTGTACGCAACCAATTGCTCAAGGATGTGGATGCATGATGAGAGGTGGGAAAAAAATTAAAAAAAGCTACTAAGCTTAATGTAATATAATTTAATCTAATGAAAATAAGCGAACACATAAGTATGAAAGAGGCTTTGCGCTCTAATACAGCAAAGCGTTTAGGTATTGATAACATGCCTGATAACGACACTCTTTTAACTATGCAGATAACCGCGCAGCATATTTTTGAACCCTTAAGAAACAAATTTAAAGAACCTATTTATATATCATCATTTTATCGTTCACCGGAATTAAATAAAGCAATAGGAGGATCTTCAAGATCGCAACATTGCAAGGGAGAAGCGATTGATATTGATGATGTGTATAGCAAAGCTACAAACGCAGACTTTTTTAATTATATTAAAGACAAGTTAGAATTTGATCAGCTTATATGGGAGTTTGGTGATGATGAAAATCCTGCTTGGGTTCACGTTAGCTATAGCTTAGGTAAAAATAGAATGCGTATACTTAGAGCTATAAAAGAAAACGGTAGAACAAAATACATAGACATTACAAATGAATAAGCCAATTACATCTAGAGTACAACAATCACCTTTTTTAAAGAAAGCTAAACCACCAGCCCCCTCAAAGAAAAAATCTTTAGGATATTATAATGAAGCCAAGCCAACAGGTACAGGGGCAGCAGCAGGTGGAGGTATGTCGCAAAAAGGTGTTTCAAAATACCGAAGAGATAATCCAGGGAGTAAACTAAAAACAGCAGTAACAACTCCGCCTAGTAAATTAAAACCAGGAAGCAAAGCTGCTAAAAGAAGAAAATCATTTTGTGCGAGATCAAAAAGCTGGACCAGCGAAAGAGGTAGAGCTGCTCGTAGAAGATGGAATTGTTAATTTAAATTTTATATTATGACTACAATTACAATTACTTTGGCTGTATTAGCCGTATTATCAATTTTATTAAATTTTTATTTAATTTATCTGTATACAGGTAAAATTAAAGATGCAGACCGTGATATGATTGCGGATGTTGCAGAAGAAGCTGCTGCTGAAATTAAAGAAAGAGCACGAACAGTTGTGCAAGAAATGAAAGATGTAGGCGCTGCGGTAAAAAAAGTTGGTAATCAAATTGGAGATATTCCCGCTGCTGTATCTGGTAAAACCAGAGTTGGTCGCAAACCTAAAGAATAATGGCTGATAAGAAAAAATTCAAAGACACAGCTGTCGGACAATTTTTACTTAACAAAATTCCAAACGTTGTAGGAGCAATAGCGGGGGACACCCCCGTTGGCTCTGTTATAGAAGCTATAATTGGTGGTTCTGATATGTCAGACACTGATAAAGAAATTGCTCTTGAAAAATTAAAAATAGAGCGTGCTGAAATTGATGGTACAACCAAAAGATGGGTGGCAGATGCGAGATCGGGGAGTTGGCTTGCCTCTAATGTAAGACCATTAGTTTTAGTGTTTTTAACAATATCATATGTTACCGGATGGTATCTAGGATATTCATTAGACAATATAACTTCACTTTTAACTATAGTAATCGGAGGCTATTTCGGATCGCGTGGTGCGGAAAAAGTCTTTGGAAATAAAATGCATAAATAATAAATAAAATGGAAATTAAATTAAATGAATTACAATTACAGCGAATTAATCAGGTATTAAATGAATTACCTATTCGTGAAATCAATAAAGTAAAAGCTATTCTAGCTATTATTGAAGAATCAAATCAAACTAAAAATGAATCTAATAAGAAAAATTAGTATTGGTCGTGATTATAAAAACGATGCAATGCACTATTCTATAGGCCAGGAAGTGTTTGGCGGTCATAAAATACATGAAATACTAGAAGAAGAAACTGAATATAGTATTTATATTAAGAAAAATGATGAGGTGCTTCCATGGAAAAATTTTAATAAAAATATGGCAATAGCTGTAGAATACAATTTAGAATATTAATGAGACATCCGCATTGTTATATTGTTGAACCTATTGATGGAAGATACAATAACAAAAAAAGTGTTGACAATACTGAACTTATATTAAATACATCTATAGAAGATCATAAATTTGTAAATAGAAATGGTATTATAATTGAAACACCAATTATTAAAGATAAATATAATTTACAAATAGGCGATGAAGTAATTATTCATCATAATGTTTTTAGAAGATATTATGATGTACGGGGAAATGAAAAAAATAGCAGTAGTTATTTTCAAGAAAATCAATACTTTTGCTATTATGATCAAATATTTCTTTATAAACGGGATGGTAAATGGTATACGCCACCAGGTTTTTGTTTTGTAAAGCCGATACATAGCTTAAATAATCTAACACAGGATAAAGAAGAGCCTCTTACAGGCGTTTTAAAGCACTTAGGAGATGATTTAAGAGACTTTGGTTTAGATAATAATGATTTAGTAGGTTTTACACAAAATAGCGAATATGAGTTTATTATAAACAACGAAAGATTATATAGAGTGCCAATCAATTCAATTTCAATTAAATATGAACGCAAAAGATCTGAAGTCGAATATAATACAAGCTGGGTATAAGGCGGTACATGAGCTTATAAGAGTAGCAGAAGAAGAAATAATTGTTGAAGGTGGTGATGATGAACTTGCTGCTGACAGATTAAAGAACGCCGCTGCAACTAAAAAGCTTGCAATATTTGATGCTTTTGAAATTCTTACACGTATAGAAGCTGAAAAAAATTTAATGGAGAACAAGCCTGTTGAATCTAAAGAAAGCTTTAGTGGATTTGCAGAAAGAAGATCAAGATAATGTACGAACAGACTTTAGTTAAAACCGTTACACCAATAAAGCCTAATGTCATTAAAAAAATGAATAGGTATAAGAAGTGGGAGTATGGTTACAATAAAGAGTACGATGTTGTGGTTATCAGTAAAGACGGAACTATAGGTGAGGTGCTTGAAATACAAAATTTGTGTATAGCATTACCTTCTGTTCCAAAAAAAGTTGTTAATACTGATAATAAATGGGTTGCAGAGGAATATCCTAAAGAACTTAAGAATATTAAAAGTATATTTGATTGGGAAAGTTATCCAGAATCATTTAAACTAAATTGGTATGCATATATTGATAGAGAATTTACTAGACGTGAAGAAGGCCATTGGTTTAATAATAAGAATAAAAACACTTATATTACTGGTACTCATTATATGTACTTGCAGTGGACCAAGATTGATGTTGGGCGACCAGATTATAGAGAAGCAAACAGATTATTCTTTATATTTTGGGAAGCATGTAAGGCAGATAAAAGATGCTATGGAATGTGCTACCTCAAGAATAGACGGTCTGGATTTAGCTTTATGTCATCAGCAGAAACTGTTAACCAAGCTACAATTACATCAGATGCCAGATTTGGAATATTATCTAAGTCCGGTGCAGATGCAAAGAAAATGTTTACAGACAAAGTGGTACCTATATCCGTCAACTACCCGTTCTTTTTCAAACCAATACAAGACGGGATGGACAGGCCAAAGTCAGAGCTTGCATACAGGGTACCAGCATCTAAACTCACTAAAAAATCGATTACAGAAAAAAGTGAAAGACAGGTACTTGAGGGACTTGATACAACAATAGACTGGAAAAACACAGGTGATAACAGTTATGACGGTGAAAAATTAAAGCTGTTAGTACATGATGAATCAGGTAAGTGGGAAAGACCTGACAATATATTGAATAATTGGAGGGTTACAAAAACTACATTGCGACTAGGTAGTAGAATTATTGGTAAATGTATGATGGGGTCGACATCCAATGCGTTAGAAAAAGGAGGAGATAACTTCAAAAAACTTTATCATGACTCAGATGTCACAAAACGAAATCGCAATGGCCAGACTAGCTCGGGATTATATAGTCTGTTCATACCTATGGAATGGAACTACGAAGGATACATTGATGCTCATGGATACCCTGTCTTTGATACTCCAGAACAACCCGTCATTGGAGTTGATGAACAATACATTGATACAGGTGTAATCAACTTTTGGGAAAACGAAGTCGAAGGATTAAAACACGACAGTGATGGTTTAAATGAATACTATCGGCAGTTTCCAAGAACAGAAGAGCATGCATTCCGTGATGAAGCTAAAAATAGTATATTTAATCTAGCTAAAATATACGAGCAAATTGATTTTAATGAAGATGCAATTCGTAGCGGTCTTGTAACAAAGGGATCGTTTAGCTGGGAAAATGGTATTAAAGATTCAAAAGTAATATTTACTCCAAATCCTAACGGAAGGTTTTTAATTTCTTGGGTTCCAGATAAAAATATTCAAAATAATGTAATACTAAAGAATGGTATAAAACATCCCGGAAACGAGCATATTGGTGCATTTGGATGTGACTCATATGATATATCCGGTACAACAGATGGAATTGGGTCTAAAGGAGCACTTCACGGGCTAACTACTTTTAGTATGGAAAATGCTCCACCACATACATTTTTTTTAGAATATGTAGCAAGGCCGCAAACAGCGGAAATTTTTTTTGAAGATGTTTTGATGGCTATTGTATTTTATGGAATGCCCATACTGGCTGAAAATAATAAACCTAGATTGTTGTATCATTTAAGAAGAAGAGGTTATAGAGGGTTTTCAATGAATAGACCTGATAAAGTTTGGAATAAGCTTTCTGTAACAGAAAAAGAAATAGGCGGTATACCCAACACCTCTGAAGATATAAAACAAGCTCACGCTGCGGCTATTGAAACATATATAAATAAATATGTTGGATATACAGACGAAGGCAACAGTGGAAACATATATTTTAATAGAACATTAAATGACTGGGCAAAATTTGATATAAATAAAAGAACAAAGTATGATGCAGCTATTAGTTCGGGGCTTGCTATTATGGCTTGCAATAGACATTTATATCATCCAAAACCTAAATATGAAAAACAAGGTTTAAACATAAAGATTAAAAGATTTAATAATAAAGGAATGCATTCGCAAATAATTAAATAGCATGGCTGAAACAATTTTAAAAAGTTCATTTCCAAGTCAAATAGCAAGCGATACTGAGAAGGCTAGTTTAGAATACGGATTAAAAGTAGCTCGTGCTATTGAACACGAATGGTTTAAAAGAGACTCAGGCGCTACACGGTTTTATTCTAATAGGGATGAATATCATAGACTCAGACTTTATGCTAGAGGCGAGCAGTCTGTAAAAAAATATAAAGATGAATTATCTATTAATGGTGATTTGTCTTATCTTAATTTAGATTGGAAACCTGTACCAATTATTCCTAAGTTTGTAGACATTGTTGTAAATGGTATGTCAGATAGGCTTTATGATATTAAAGCATTTAGCCAAGACCCATC